ATAGATTTACTGACGTTCCTGATGATGGGGGAGAGATAATTGTTAAGGGTGGATCAAGTAATCTATCAATAGATGTTGATTTTACTGGGATAACTACCACGATAAATAATAAGACATACAACCTTGGACAGTTTTTTGAAGAGGGAATTTCTCAACCAGAAGTTAAGAAATACTCAGGTGAAATAATTTATGTAGATAACAGACCTTCGATCACAAGATCAAAAAGCCAAAAAGAAGACATTAAGGTTATTTTGCAATTCTAAGTTAAAACACCATGCCACAAGAACTAGACTTAAATATCTCTCCATATTTTGACGATTTCAAAAGAGACAATAATTATCATAAAGTTTTATTCAAACCTGGATATCCAGTTCAAGCTAGAGAATTAACTACTTTGCAGTCTATGCTGCAAAGTCAGATTGAAGAGTTTGGAAATCATTTCTTCAAGGAAGGGTCATTAGTTACTGGTGGCGGAGCGACTTATATTCAAGATTTACCTTGCGTATTACTTCAGGCAAGTTATCTTGGAACTCCCATTGATTCCTACATGTATTCTTTATTGAATAAAACAATACGAGGAGCTAAGAGTGGAATAAGAGCAGTTGTAATGGGAATACTTCCCGAAGATGATTCAACTAGGAATATTAATACACTATACATATCATTTTTAAGTTCTGATAGCAGATCATCATCTTTCACTGGTTTTGCTCCAAATGAAGCAATTATTGTGGAAGAACTAGTTGATACATCAGACACTACTGATGATTCAACAGCAGAAAATGAGGATGATGGAATTGATCCTGATTTGGAAAATCCAATAGTATTTCAACCTGGATCTAGAGTTGCTCTAACTGTTGAAGGAAATCCAAATGGAATTGGATCTGGTGTTAAAATTGAAGATGGCGTATATTATCTTAGAGGGCATTTTGTTAGTGTAGATAGTGAATTCTTACTTCTAGATCAATATACAAATCAACCATCATATAAAATTGGTTTTGAAATAAGTGAAGAAATTGTAACATATAATGATGACGATAACCTAGTAGACAACGCCCAAGGATTTACAAATTTTTCTGCACCTGGAGCAGATAGATTTTCAATAACGGCAGAACTAATAAAATTACCACTTAATTCCACCAATTTGGAAAAATTTGTCCAAATAATGGAAGTTAGGAATGGAGTGCTAATAACTCAGAATAGAGATACAGAATATACCAAAATTGCAGATGAACTAGCCAGAAGAACCTATGACCAATCAGGTGATTTTTATGTAAAAGCACCTTCATTATTTGTGAGACATTCCTTAAATAATAGAAAAGGTAATGATGGTTTATATTTTGAAACAGAATCCACTGATATGGGTTTCAAACCATCAGATAATAAGGGAATATACAAAATATCTCCGTTAAAAGCTTATATAAAGGGATATGAAGTTGATGTAATTTCTCCGGTTTTATTAGATTTTGAAAAACCAAGAACCATTAGAACATTAAACAATCAAGGTGTAATTAATTACACTGGGCCAACATTTACTGTAAATAGAGTATATGGTAGTCCAACATTAGGTTTATCAACATCGTTCTTCTTATCTCTTAGAGATGAAAGAGTGGGAGCATCTCAGTCAACTGCTCCAGGTAAAGAAATTGGTATATGTAGAATATATGATTATGCATTAGAATCCGGAAGTTACAATGCGGCATTCCCAGACTTAAATCAATGGGATGTATCATTATATGACATCCATCCATATGTTGATATTACAATTAATGAGCCATTATCTTTACAAGTACCAACTCATATCAAAGGAAAAGCAAGTGGGGCAACCGCTTTCCTAAGATATTCAGTAACAAATTCAGGTATTATCACTGCTTACAATGTAAGGGGTAAATTTTCTATTGGAGAAAAATTGATATATGATGGTATAGAGGATACTAGAGTAACAACTTCGACAAAACAGTATTCTGTATCTGATGTAAAATCCATATATGCACTAAATGATAATGGATATCCATTTACAGCTGATGTATTGCAGTCTCCTGCACTAAATGTTGGGCAAGTAACGATTACTCCATCTAGTGGAGGTATATCCACAGTAAGATCTTCTAATTATTCATTTACTAATAATGTTTTTGAAGGAAATATTGTTGCCTATTCAAATCCATCCTATCAGGATATAACATACTCTAAAGTAGTAAGTGTTTCTACAAATACAATAACAATTAGTTCGGTTCAAACTGTTACTGGACTATGCAATGGAATTCTACCCGCATCACAAATAACACCATCAGATTTTAGAGTACTAAAATCTTCTCTGCAAAATTCTCTCGATAGCACTTTATACACAACATTACCAAAGAGATTCGTTTCAAATGTAGATGTTCTCGATGGTTCTCTGACTGTAAAGAAATCTTTTGACGTTTCTATAACAAATAATCAAACTAATACAATTTCAGCTGGAAGTAATGGAATTTTTCTTCCTTTTGATGAAGAAAGATATGTTTTAACAAGAGATGATGGAACTATAGAACCACTTAGTTCAGATAAGTTTGCATTTTCTGATGGAAATAGGGAAGTAACAATTGTTGGATTAGGTACGAATGTTACGGGAACCTTATTAGCAACATTAACGAAAACAAAGGTAAAATCTAAGAAAAAAATAAAAAATAAAATAAAATCTATTATAATAGATAAATCAAAGTATTCCTATTCTGGTATAGGAACAACTACAAGTAATGATGGACTTCAGTTTGGTAATTTCCCATATGGATCTAGAGTTCAGGATGAGGAAATATCATTAAATTGGCCAGATGTTACAAAAATATACGGTGTGTATCAATCGGATGATACTGCTGAACCAGATATTCGTAAAATGGTTATAACAAACCTTAGTGGAAATACAGCAAAAACAACCGATCTTCTTATTGGAGAAGAATTTTTAGGAAGCACAAGTGGTGCTTTAGCAATATATGCTGAAAGGATATCAGATTCCAGAATAGGATTTATATATTTAAATACAATATCCTTTACTGAAGGGGAAAGAGTAACCTTTAAGAATAGCAATGTTCAGGGAACAATTGTAACACTAACAGGTTCTGATAATGATATAACTTCCGATTTTACTTTAGATTCGGGTTATAGATCAACACTATATGATTATTCGAGATTAGTTAGAAAACCAAATGCAAAAGAGCCAACTAGAAAATTAAAAATATATTTTGAGCACGCAACTTATAATACATCTGATGATGGTGATATTACAACAGTAAATTCTTATTCTGATTATGATTATTGTGATATACCATCAACTAATGGTATCCGACATTCTGATATAATCGATATCAGGCCAAGAGTTAATGAGTACATAGTACAGGAAAACGCATTCTCTTCATTTGAATTTTTTGGAAGAAGGATTGATGCTGATTATAACAATTCAGCAACAAATCCGATAGCTACATCTGATGAATCTATTGTTCTAAATTATTCATATTATCTTCCAAGAATAGATAGAATATTTTTAGATAGAACCGGACAATTTCATTTAGTTCAGGGTGAAGCATCCGAAAATCCAAGAATTCCTTTAGGAAAACCAGAATCACTGGAAATTGCTACAATATCATTACCAGCATATCTCTGCGACGTATCTCAAGCTAATATTAATTTAGCTGAATATAAGAGATATCAAATGAAAGATATCCGTGACTTAGAGAATAGAATAAAAAACTTAGAGTTTTATACATCACTTTCACTATTAGAAAGCGATACTGCTAATTTGTTTATTGGAGATGCAAATGGATTAAATCGCTTTAAGTCTGGTTTCTTTGTTGATGACTTTTCATCAGCTGAACCACAATTAAAAGTGACTGATGTAAAAAATAGTATAGATACAAAACTTGGAGAGTTAAGACCAGCACCATTCACTACCCAGATAGATTTAGTTCTTGGTACTGAAAATACACTAGGAATTAGCACTTCTCCAGCACAAACTTCAGATTTACGTTTTGATCAAAATCTAATTGGTAGAGGTGTTAAGAGAACTGGACAATTAGTAACTTTGCAGTATGAAGAAGTTGCTTATATAACTCAAGGATATGCAAGTAGAGTTGCTCCAGTAACATCATTTAGAAATGCGTATTATGCGGGAAGTATACAATTAGTTCCATCTTCTGATGTTTGGGCAGATCAAGTTAAATTAACTCCTAGAGTAATTGATGTTCAAGGAAAATATACAAAAACTCAGTCTCAGCTAACAGCGTCACAATTCAATCAACAAACTGGATTTGGTCCCGTGACTTGGGGAGCATGGGAGACTGTATGGACTGGATCCACAAAAATTCCAGCTGGTTCAAGAACAGTAGTTAATGGTTATGATTTAATCAGAGAAGATTTAGCAGTAACACAAAAGACCGGAACTTCAACAAAAACTGGAGTTGCATATAAAGAAAGAGAGAGCTTTGAAAGTATCAAAGTAGGAGAAGTGACTGTAAGTTCAGATCTTATCCCAGCAATGAGATCAAGAAATATAGAATTTACTGCTAAGAGATTAAAACCACTTACTGAAGTATATGCATTTTTTGATAAGGTAGATGTTAATCGTTACATTGTACCAAAGTTATTAGAAATTCAAATGGTTAGTGGAGTGTTCCAAGTTGGAGAAAATGTTAAGACATTAAACACATCACCAATTCAAAGTGGAAATGGTATTACTCCGCTTGAAGATAAATTTATTAGATTTAGAGTTGCAGCAGCTGCACACAAATATGGTCCATATAATGTCCCGGAAGATATTTTTATAACAAATCCATATAATACATCTACACTGGTTCCTGATACATATTCTTCATCTTCAACAATATTAAACGTAGATACATTCAGTTTATCAAATAAAACTCAAGGTGATTATTATGGATATGTTACTGTTGGAATGACTTTAGTAGGAGAAACTAGTAAAGCGGTAGCTACTGTTTCTAGAATTAGAATGGTTACTGATAGAAACGGTACTCTTATTGGTTCATTCTTTATTCCAAATCCAAACGTACCATCTAATCCAACTTTCGAAACTGGAACAAAACTTTTTAGAATAACTAGTCAAGAGAAAAATGTTACTGTTATTGGAGTTCCAGTAACTGGTGCAGAAGAAAAATTCTATGCTGAAGGAACAGTAAAAGTAGTTCAAGAAAGTGTTTTGTCTGTTAGAAATGTACAGACTGAAACCGCAACAATTGTTGATACTAGAACTGATGTTTCTGTTGGACCACCAGAGGTTGTAGCAAGTACAGTTGTTGGAAACATAAAACCACCACCTCCTCAAGTCGTTCCAATTTTTATACCAGCTCCTTATGATGGTGGTGAAGTTGATCCTGATGAAATTGATGAAATTATTAATACTATTATTAATGATCCAGAACCTGCACCACCACCTGCAGTTTATCCAACTAGAGAACCATCACCATCGGATCCGACACCTCGCGGGTCAACCGCAACTCCAGTGAGTCCTAATGATCCAAAGAGAGATCCACCACCGCCATGTCCAGATCCAAATTGCCTAATTCTACTTGCTGACGGCACACAGAAGAAGGCAGGAGAACTTCAAATTGGTGATTTTGTAAAAACTTACCATGAAAATACTTTTGAATATGGTGATTATCAGGTTACTTATGTTGAAATAGTGAATAATGTTACCAAATTTAAGTTGAAGTTTGAAACTAGTGAAATTATTTGCTCAGATTCTCACAAATTCTATGTTGATGGATTGTGGAAAGAATGCAAAAACATGCAAATTGGAGATGTAGTTTCTGAACAAAAACTATTAGAAATTGAACAAGTTGATGATGGTGATGTAGTTAAGATTACAGTTGATGATGCACACACTTATATTTGTGAAGGTTTACTCTCTCACAACAAAACTCCTGTACAAGAAACTCCAAAGACATTTAAAGTTAAGAACGTTACAAGAAGTAGAGGAGGAGTTACTGCAGTTACTTATGTTCCATTTACAACCAAGAATGGTAAAACGAGAGAATATAATTTTAGACAAATTAAAAAGAGAGAAGGTGCAGCGGCAGCAAGAGAGGCATACAAAGATGCAGGAGTTCCAATTCCACCAAAAAATGCTCCTGGAAGGGGCAAACCAGCAAAACCAACTGGTGGAGATAAGAAAACTTCAAATGTTGTAACAGTTCAAGATAAAAATGGTAATCTTAGAATTAAAGATTCATCAGTTCCAGGTGGAAAGGTTCTCAAGACTTTAAAACCAGGAACACCTAAATTTGATAAATTTGACGTTAATGACGATGGAAAAATTTCAGGTAAAAAGGAAAATTCTCTTGTAATTACACAAACACCAAAAGCTGCTAAGAGAGTTACTGATAGAGGTGAAGTTAAGTTTGAACAAAGAGGATTCCCAGTTGTCCAACCAAGACCTCAACCAAGACCAGAACCAAGACCATCACCAAGACCATCCCCACCACCAGCACCACGTCCATCACCAAGACCACAACCAGCACCAGCGCCACGTCCATCACCACGTCCAGCGCCTGCGCCAGCGCCACGTCCATCACCACGTCCAGCGCCTGCGCCAGCGCCACGTCCATCACCACGTCCATCACCACGTCCATCGCCCGCACCTTCTGGTGGAATGGGTATGAGTGATATCAACCTCAAGAGTAACATTCAACCCATCGACAATGCACTAAATAGATTGTTTAGTATTAATTTAAATAATGGGGTTTTATCTTGATAAAATTGCAAAATTAAATGGGAAATATTATGAATGGAACGATAAAATGAAAGATATAACAGGAGTAACTGGAAACGCATATGGTGTGATCGCTCAGGAAGTTCAAAAAGAATTTCCTGAGATGGTTGAAGAACAAGAAAATGGTTATTTGGCGGTTGATTATAAACAGTTAATTCCTGTTATGATTGAAGCTATAAAAGAATTGAAACAAGAAGTGGATTACTTGAAAACTAAAAAATGAGAGTAGTGAGGTTGTTTATATGAGAACGGGTTTAGAATCTTCAAGATCTTTGTACTTAGACAATCTTTTATTTGCTAATAAATTAATAATTAAAAGATCTGAAATTCATAGGTGGGGAGTTTTTGCTAGAGAACCGATAAAAAAGTATGAAATTATAGAAGAATTTCCATACTTTAAAGTTCCTATGGATGAAATTACCAACACTCAAATATGTTTAGATTACAGTTATAAATTTGACGACGATTATCATGTTATCGGTATGGGATTTTGTGGAATGTACAATCACAGCTTTAATCCAAATGTTGAATATGAAATTGATAAGGTAAATGAGGTTATGAGGCATTATGCTATTCATGATATTAATATTGATAATGAGCTAACCTTAAACTATGGGGAGGAAAATGTATCCCACTTTGAGAATCTCCGATAAATAAACAATAAAAGAATTGAAAAATAAATAATAAGATAAGATTTAGTTTTCTTGAGAAAGGGTAATTACTAGAAATGGCAACAAAAATACAAGATCCATTAGCGCAATCATTTTATGTTGAAAACCCGGCAGGTATTTTCGTAACATCTGTAGATATATTCTTTTATTCTATAGATAAACAAGTTCCCGTTACGGTTCAACTTCGTCCTATGAAGCTTGGATTTCCAACCCCAGAAATTTACCCATTCAGCGAAGTTGTTTTAGAACCAACTAAATGTCTTCCATCTCCAGATGCGTCCGCACCAACAAGAGTTAATTTTCCATCTCCAGTATATCTTGAGGGAGATAAGTTTCATGCTTTGGTTTTAACTTCAAATTCTAGCGAATATACTGTTTGGATATCACATATTGGAGAACCAGATGTTACCTTTATCAATCAACAAGAATCTAAACAGGTCATAATAAGTACTCAACCAAGTTCTGGTTCTCTATTTTTATCACAAAATGGTCAGACTTGGACGGCAAATCAATATGAAGATTTAAAGTTTAATTTATACAGAGCTAATTTTACCACAAATGATGGTAATGTTAATTTTTATAATCCAGAGTTGGCGCTTGGGAATAATCAAATAGCGCAATTATCAAAAAATTCTTTAGAGACTACTTCCAAGAAATTAAGATTAAATTTAAATAGGATTGTAACTGATCCTGATATCAAGGTTGGAAATACAATATTACAGCAAGATTCCGATGCAACAGCAAATTTAGTTGGATCAGCTGGTGCATCTTCTGGAAATTTAACTATTGTTAATTCGGGTATTGGGTATACACCATCTTTGGGCGGATTAACGTACTTTGATGTTCCATTAGTAACAGAAACTGGGAATGGAAAAAATGCAACCGCAAACATAACTATTCAAGAAGGTGTTGCTGTTGGAGCGACTATTGTTAATGGTGGGTCTGGATATACTGTTGGAGATGTAGTAACAGTAAATGCTTTGGGAAGCACTATCTTAGGAAGAAATCTGAGATTATCCGTATCTAATATATCAGGAATTAATCAGTTAATAGTGGATCAGGTACAAGGAACATTTAGAGTTGGTGCAGGAAATACCTTACAGTATGTAAATAACTCAGGTATTACTACTACTATAAATTATAACTCCGGATCTGACGTTAGAGTATCTGATATTGATATTGAATCCGATGGACTTCATATAAAAGTAAATCATCCAAATCATGGAATGCACGCTCCAGAAAATTTGGTGAGAATATCCGATGTAACTTCAGATTTACCCTTCGCCAGACTTGTTAACGGATATGCTAGTGATACAGTACAAAATATACCTTTAACAGGAATTGCAACAGATCCAGATACAGGATTTAGTATATTTTCATCATTCGAAAATATTGGAGTCAGTTCAACAAATCCAGGATATATTAAAATAGGTGATGAAATCTTATCATATGAAGGTGTTTCGGGAAATACATTAACAGGCATCATAAGAGGTATTGATGGAACACCAGCATATCAATATCCAGCTGGTTCTGTTGTCTATAAGTACGAATTGAATGGAATATCACTTCGAAGAATTAACAAAGTTCATACTTTGCAAGATGCTACTGTTACCAATCCTATTGACTTGGATTACTATCATGTAAGAATTGATACAAATACATCTGGACTTGATAGAAATAATTCTCCACTTACATTACCAGAATTACATTTTAAACAAACAAAGTCTTGTGGCGGTCCTTTCATAAAAGCAACTCAAAATATCAATTTTGAAATTATTAGGCCGTTGGTTCAAACCATGACTTTGAATGGAACGTCAATCAGTGCAGCACTTAGAACATATTCTGGTAGAAGTGTTGGTGGATCTGAAATTTCCTTTGTTGATCAAGGATTTGATCAAATTTCATTGACTGATACAAATTATCTAAAGTCACCTAGAATTGTAGCTTCTAGAATAAACGAACTTGATAGACTTCCAGAGGATGGTATTGAGGGAAATAAATCATTAAATATGTCCTTAAATTTATCATCGACTAGTAATTTTGTTTCTCCAGTAATTGACCTCGATAGAGTTTCAGCTATTTTGACTACTAATAGAATTAATAGACCTATTGAAAATTATGCAACAGATGAAAGAACTGCATCACTAAAAGATGATCCACATTCATTTGTTTATGCTACAAAACCAATAACTCTAGAATCCCCAGCTACCTCAATTAAAATTATTGTTTCTGCATATGTGAACATAGATAGCGATCTAAGAGCTTTCTACGGAATATCAAATAATGCTGGAGAGCAGTTTATCTATTATCCATTCCCAGGATACTCAAATATTGCACAAAATGGTAGTGTTATCAATGATTCATTGAGTAATGGAAATTCTGATACTTTGGTTCCAAAAACTGATGTGTTTGGATTCCTAAGTAATGAACTTGCATTTAGAGATTATGAATTTACTATTAATAATTTACCATCATTTAGATCTTTTGGTATAAAATTAACTGGATCATCCAGAAATCAAACATACCCAATAAGAATAAGAGATCTTAGAGTTATTGCACTTGCATAATTACTATGGAAATAGCTAAAGTAGAGGGTCATGTATCTCTTATAAGAGATACATCATCAAATGCAATATTAAATACAAATTCTGTTGAATATAACAATTATATTACACTAAAAAGACAAAAAGAAAATGAAACATTTATAATGAATAATTTGCAAAGTGAAGTTGACTTCTTAAAAAGAGAAATAATTGAATTGAAAGATACACTAAGAGGATTATTAAATGAAATTCGATCCAAGCAAAATTGATCTAGATAAACTTTCTAAATCATTTGAATACGAAAAACTTTCTAGAGATATAGATAGTATAGATGATATTGAAACTTTGAGAAATATTGCAAAGTGTTATATTAAATTATACTTTAAACAACAAGAAGTTATTTCAGACCTATAATGGCAAAACCATCAACTAGACAAGAACTAATAGATTATTGTTTGAGAAAACTTGGTGCTCCTGTACTGGAAATAAACGTTGCAGATGAGCAAATAGATGATCTTGTTGATGATGCTATTCAATATTTCCAGGATAGACACTTTGATGGTGTAACACAAACCTTTTTAAAATATGAAATAACCCAACAAGATATTGATAGGGCAAGAGGTACTTCTGGAATAACAACTACAACTGTTACTCAAAACTCTATCAATTATGATTATGAAGAAAATTCCAATTTTCTACCTATACCAGAATCAGTAATAGGAATTAATAAAATATTTCACTTTGAGGGATCGAATACAGTTTCTAGTGGAATGTTCAGTTTAAAATATCAATTATTTTTAAATGATATTTACTATTGGGGAGCAGTTGAATTGCTAACCTATGCAATGACTAAAACATACTTAGAAGATATTGACTTTCTATTAACAACGCAAAAGCAAATAAGATTTAATAAAAGACTTGGAAAATTGTATATGGACATCGATTGGGCTTCAGTAACTCCAGGAAAATACTTAGTTATAGATTGTTATGTTGTATCTGATCCGGCAAATTCTTCAAGAATATGGAATGATAGATTTTTAAAATTATATTTAACTTCACTCATAAAACGTCAATGGGGACAGAATCTAATCAAATTCCAGGGAGTAAAACTTCCTGGGGGAGTAGAGTTAAATGGGAGACAAATATACGATGATGCTCAAAGAGAAATAGATTCTCTAATGGAAAAAATGTCTTCTGATTATGAACTTCCACCATTCGATATGATAGGATAATCAAATGTTAAATCCATTTTTCCTTCAAGGTTCAAAATCAGAACAAAATCTATTGCAAGATTTGATAAATGAGCATTTGAGGATGTATGGTGTTGATGTTTATTATATTCCAAGAATGTATGTTACTGAAAAAACTGTAATAAGAGAGGTAATAGAATCCGAGTTTGTTGATGCATATCCAATAGAAGCATATGTGCAGACTTACGAAGGTTATGAAGGTGCTGGAGTATTAATGAGTAAATTTGGAGTCGAAGCAAGAGATGATCTAAATTTAATTATATCAAAAGAAAGATATGAAAGCTATATAAAACCTTTAATCGAGAATAAAGAAAATATAAAACTTTCAAATAGACCAAAAGAAGGTGATTTGGTTTATTTTCCATTGGGCGATAGGTTATTTGAAATAAAATTTGTAGAGCACGAAAAACCATTCTACCAACTACAAAAAAATTACGTATATGAGTTAAGATGCGAATTGTTTAGATATGGAAATGAAATTTTAGATACTGGAGTTGATGAGATTGATGATAACGTAGTAAATGAGGGATACACTAGAACTTATGTTATGTCTGGTGCAGGATCAACTGCAACTGCTATCGCCAATATAGTTAATGGCGGTGTTAGAAAAGTTATTATAACTAACAGAGGAACTGGTTATACTTCAGCACCTATAGTAAATTTCTCAAAATCTCCATCTTTTGGAGGAACATCTGCTGGAATAGCCACTATGATAAGTGGTATTACAGATTTTTGCGAGACCGACTCCAGCTTATTAAGAGTTCAAGGAGTAGAACTTACTAAAACTGGTTATGGATACAGTAAAGCACCATTAGTTTCTTTTACTGGTGGAGAAGGAAGTGGCGCATCAGGTATCGCAGAAATTGCAGACGGAATAGTTGGTATTATCACTATAACTAATGCTGGATCTGGATATGTAGTTGATCCGATAGTGACCTTTAGCGCACCACCAGCTGGATTTGGAACAGCGGTTGGTAGAGCTGTGGTTAGTACTGCAGGAACAATAACTGAACTTCTAATAACTGATGCTGGTATTGGATATACTGTCGCACCAACTATTACAATATCAAATCCATATATGACTGGATCTGGCAACTACAAACTTAATGAAATTATAACTGGGTCAGTTAGCGGCACAACTGCTAAAGTAAAGTCTTGGGACTCTTTAACAAATACATTAAAAGTGTATCAACTTACTGGAGAATTTTTAAATAATGATGTTATTGTCGGTTCTGCATCATCAGCATCTTACATGATAAGACCACAAACAAAATATGATTTACTAGATTTTTCAGATCCTTTTGCAGATAACAAAAATATAGAGATAGAAGGTGATGCTATTATCGACTTTTCTGAAAGAAATCCATTTGGAAATCCATAAAAGTGTTAAATAGTAGATATTAAAATAAAATTTAAAAATATGTTTGAATATTTTTATAACGAGATACTAAGGAAGACTATAATTGCTTTTGGATCATTATTTAATGAGATTAAAATAGCAAAAGTAGATGAATCTAATAATACAAAGTCTATAACCAAAGTTCCTTTGGCTTATGGACCTATGCAAAAATTTCTTGCTAGATTGGAGCAGTCTCCAGATTTAAATAAACCAGTTCAATTGACTTTACCCAGAATGTCTTTTGAAATGACTGGTATATCTTATGATCCTGGAAGAAAAGTTACTACTGCACAATCATTCTTAGCTCAGAGTAAGTCTGATGGTAAGGATATAAGAAAATTATACATGCCTGTTCCATATAATGTTACATTTGAACTTTCAATTTACACAAAAATAAATGATGATATGCTTCAAATTATTGAGCAAATATTACCATATTTTCAACCACAATACAGTGTGACCGTCGATTTAGTGGATCAGATAGGAGAAACTAGAGATATACCAGTTATTCTAGATAATATTTCAATGAGTGATGAATATGAAGGAGATTTTACTAAAAGAAGAGCGTTGATTTATACTCTATCATTTACAGCAAAAACTTACATCTTTGGACCTACATCTACTTCTGCCTCTCAGGATATTATCAAAAAAGTTTCTATCGGACTTGTATCTGGAGCAGAGACTCTTCAGAGGAGAAGAGAAGTTTCTTATGTTGTTACTCCAACAGCAACAAAAAGTTATTCAGAAAATGATACTACTACAACAGCAAAAGACGTAACTGTAAGTGATACACGCATAGAAGTTTCTGATTCTAGCTTGATAACAGAAGGGTCTTACATAACTATAGGTGAAGAAACTTTAAAAGTAACATCAAAAGATTCAAATTTACTGAAAGTTACTAGAGGTGTTTATGGGACATCTCCATCAGAGCATGTATCTGGTTCTGGAGTAAAACTAATTACTGATGAAGACAATGATTTAATAGAATTTGGAGATAATTTTGGTTTTGATGGAGACTTTGTGTAAGATGAAACAAAATTTCGATGATTTAGATGCTGCTTTTGATGTGACTGGAGAGATAGTATCTAAAAAAATAGAAGAAATAAAAGATATGTCCATAGATACTAAACCAAAAAGTACCAATGATGATATTAAAAAAGATTATGAATATACTAGGGGAAATTTATATTCGTTAATAGAAAAAGGTCAGGAAGCTATCAATGGGATATTAGAACTAGCTCAAGAAAGCGAAATGCCTAGGGCATATGAAGTAGCAGGTCAATTGATTAAAAATGTTGCAGATGCAACAGATAAATTAATGGAACTGCAAAAAAAACTCAAAGAAGTAGAAGAGGATTCAAAATCCAAAAATCCAACAAATGTTACTAATGCTTTATTTGTTGGATCCACTTCAGAGTTATCCAAACTTTTAAAGTCTACTAAACTGGATAATAAATAAGTTAGATAAGATATTTTTACTAAAATGAGCGTTCCTTCAGTAACATCAATAACAATATATAAAGGAACCGATTTTGAAAAGAAAGTATCTATCGCTGTCACAACTTTAGATTCTTCAAGTCAAACAGCACTTGCTAAGATTAGGAAGCATCCAGCTTCAGAAAATTACAAGACTTTCGATACCTATATTAATGAAGATGATAATAGTGTTCTCATTTCAATGGCGAGTTCAATCACATCAGATTTAGATAATGGAAGAAATTATTTTGATATTATTATCGAAACAAATTCAACAGATAAATTAATGAAAGTCGTTGAAGGTTCTATTTTAGTTTACGATACAGTATCAGTATAATAAAATGCATTTTATATCTCAAATGATGCTGTTTTCAACAGCAATAATCTCAGCTTCTCCTGCAGATGACGAGCAAATATACGATACTCCAGGAGTATATACTTGGATTGCACCACCAAAAGTAAGGAGTGTTAGTGTAGTTGCTGTTGGTGGAGGAGCATCTCCAACAGTATTTTCGAGTGCAGTTGTTGGCGGTGGCGGTGGCGGTTTAGTATATAAAAATAATATACAAGTAAATCCAGGTTCTTCTTACATTGTAGAAGTCGGGGCAGGTGGTCAATCTTCTGGATCTAGTGCTTCACCAATTTTAGGGAGTAATGGCGGATATTCCAGTTTTACTTATGATGAAGAAACAGTAATAGCATATGGAGGATTATCAGATGGAACAGGAGGTAATTATGCAAATGGAAATGGTGGAGGAAACGGTGGATCGGCAGGACAGCAAGGATCTGGTGGCGGAGGTGCAGGTGGATATACCGGAGATGGTGGAAATGGAGGATCAGGAGGTTCTTCATCTATTGGATCTAATGGTTCTCCTGGACTAGGCGGTGCTGGCGGAGGTGGTGGAGGTTCCTGGCAGACACTATATTTTTCAACCGCATCTCAACCAGCTAGATCTTCTTCAGGTGGAGGTGTTGGTCTATATGGTCAAGGATCAGATGGATTTGGTGGAACAGGAGCATCATCTTCAAGTCAAATAGGAAATGCTACTCCATCTGGAGGTGGAAGTAGTGGTCAAAATGGAGACTTAGATGGTGGACTTTATGGTGGTGGAGGAAGATCTGGATTTATCAGATTTGGTGTTGGAGTACCAACTCTATTCTTATCTGGAGGTGCTGGTGGAAGAGGAGCAGTTAGAATAATTTGGCCTGGAAATTCCAGAGCATTTCCTTCAATAAATACTCAATAAACATGAATTATCACTGTACGGAGAATTCTTAGAATGCTAATACAACTAGACAATGGCGTACCATTTGGACATCCAGTTGATGAAAAAAATTTTCGGATGTTATTTAGAAATACATCATTTCCGGAAGTTCTTAGTCCGGAAGTGGTAGAACCTTTTGGATTTGGCGTATATGAATTTACCGCACAACCTCATCCAAAGAAATTTACAAAAGTAGTTGAAGATTCCCCGGTAAAGGGCAATGATGGAATTTATAGACAAACATGGAAGTTTATTTCTATGACTGAAAGTGAAAAAAAAGCTGTTACTGCTGAAAAAGCAGCAGAAGTTAGAAATGAAAGGAATATGAAATTGTATATGTGTGATTGGACCCAATTACCAGAATCGGAAGAGATAAATTCAAAAGAATTTATCAAAGAATGGAGAGTCTATAGAGATCAATTGAGGAACATAACCACGCAAAAAGGATTTCCATGGAATATTCTATGGCCAGAAGCTCCAACAATTTAATAAATAAGATATAGTTAAAATATCCGTTTAAGTAATGTCATCATTATACGTAGACCTAATAAGAAACAAAGACGGTAATGGTGCTCCCGAATTTGATAGGGGTATTGTTATTAGTGGCGTTATCACAGCAACTGGATCTCTTGGAGGAGACAGTGTTGGTATTGGATCAACTACGGTTGTTGATTCATCATTTCAACTTAAAAATATATTATCTTTAGATTCAACAACATTAGCAACTTTTGAATCTGCTTTAGAAATTGCTCCAAACAATTTTAATAGTTTAAATGTAACTGGAATAGGAACTATAATTCAACTGAATGTTGTAGATTCTCTTGCAGGAACTGGGTTATCAATATCAAAATATGCAGAGTTGCAAAATATTAGTGTATCTGGTTTATCAACACTAACAACTTTATCTGGACAAAGACTATACTATTCTGGATTATCTACAGCTCAATATTTAAGTGGATTATCATACTATTATTCTGGTATAAGCACAGCTTTACTTTTGGACGGAGCAAATTTATATTATACTGGAATAGGAACTGTAGTTAATTTAAGATCAACCACATTAAATTCCACTGGAGTATCTACTGTATCATACCTACAGGGTATTAATTTAAACTACTCTGGAATATCTACCCTAACAAATCTGAATAGTAGTAATGTAGTTTCAACGGCATTAACTTCGACAGGGTTAACTGCAACTAACGCAACTATTTCAAATATAAGCGCAACAAATATAGTTGGAACTGCATTAACAACAACTAGTGCAAATATTACAACATTAACAGTAAATACAGCAATAACTACAACATCAAATGCTCAAACGGTAAATGCAGTTTCCATAGCAGCAACTACATTAGATGGTGATAGTATTGTTGGATTAGCAGCAACTATCACAAACCTAACTTCTACCTCTTTTGGAACACAGTCAGCAACAATTGCAATCGGAACTGCTACTGTATTTAACCCAACAACTCTGAACGCAACAAACGTAAATACAAGAAATGTTTCAAGTGTAGGAGTTATAACATCTACAGAATTCCATACTGGATCTGCTGCAACTTCTATTAGAATTCTATATGATAGAATTACAGGACCATCTGAAATAATAATAGATCCAGCATCAACAGGATCTACAGGACGAGTAAGAATTGCAGGTGATCTTTATGTTGATGGTGAGCAAACTTATATAAATTCAACTGCTATTGAACTAGCAGACTTTAATGTTGGTATTGCTACAACAGTAGCAACTAATGCACTTCTTGATGGTGCTGGTATTGGTATTGGTTCAACTGGAGTTCGTAAGACTATAACCTGGAACAATTCCGCTAGTGCTTTAACATCAAGCGAGGATTGGAATCTTGTTTCTGGTAAGCAATATGAAATTAACGGAACTGGAGTTTTAAGTTCAACTACTCTTGGTTCTAGTGTCGTTAATTCATCATTAACATCCGTTGGAACATTAGGATCTTTATCAGTTTCTGGGGGAATTACAGCTGGTGGTTTAAGTGCTGGATTTTCTACTATTACCACAGTAACTGGAACTATACTAGACTATCAATCAGTTCTATGTAGAACAGGAATTATCACCAATTCTTCTGGAGAGAGATTAAATTATACTGGTCTTTCTACAGTCACTCATGCAAGAGGAACGACTCTAGATTATTCCGGAATTTCTACTGTTGCTAATATTAGAGGAACGACTCTAAGTTATACTGGGATTTCTACTATAGCAAGCTTAAATGGAACTAATTTATCATACTCGGGATTAAGCACGGTAACTCATATTAGAGGATCTAGTCTAGAATATACTGGTGTTGGAACGATCTCTCATATTAGTGCAACTACTTTGGTTTCTGGTGCATCTACTTTCTCAGGCACTGTTAATTTAACAACTGGAAATAATTTTGCAATAAATTCATCTTCAGTGTTATCGTCAACAACACTCGGATCTGGAGTTACTGTTTCTTCGTTAACAACTTTAGGTAATCTAAATTCATTAACCGTTTCTGGTGTTTCAACATTAACAGGATCTGTATCACATGGCGGATTAATTTATCAAAAGGTAGGTGGAGAAGTTGCAAATAATGGAGCATTCCCAACAGGAGTAACATATAATCTTATTACAAATACATTAACTATTGATCTTTCTCAAAGTGGATTGCCTACTGTAATAGCAGGAGATACGAGTGGTCAAATTGGCGAAATAGCATTAACTAATGTTCCGACTACTGGAACGTATATGGCTACATTAACCTTAATCATCGAAGGTGATAATTTAGGGTGGGATACTGGTAATGTTTCAATAACCGTTAATGGTGGTTCCCCAACTAATGAATTCTGGAGAAATGGAGCACAACCAGTTGGAGTTACTACGTCAAACCCAGCGTTTGATATTGTAACATTAAAAATTATTAGGGATGTTGTTGGAAGTTATAGTGTATTTGCTGATTGGGACCCATACTATTAATTTTAGTATAAATAGTAAAAACTAGAGGGGAAAGTGAACCTCCATGGCTGTAGGAAAGAATTTCGTAGTTAAAAATGGTTTAGAAGTTAACGAGTTGCTTCTATATGCAGATGCAGTAACCGATCAGGTAGGAATTAATACAAGTATTCCCGATTATGATCTGCATGTATTAAGCAGTATTGGTTGTACTGACTTAACTGTAACTAGAAACGCAACAGTAAGTGGAATATTAACAGCAAATGAATTGGATTTTACTGGTAATGGTATTTCTATTGGAGATACAACTGGTCTTCCCGGGCAGTACTTAAGATCTACTGGATCTGGAGTTGAATGGGCTAGTTTTCCAACGAGTTTAAGATCTACATTTACATATACTGCAACAAACGATCAAACTACATTTGCATATGCATACAATGTTGGATTTTTAGATGTATATATTAATGGTGTAAAATTAAAAGGAAACGGCGTATCTGATATTACAGAATATACTGCTTCTAATGGAACATCAGTAACTGTAACAGAACCTTGTTTTGAAGGTGATACTGTAGAATTAGTTGCATATAATCCATCTGCTATAGCTGCTGGTGGTAATGGTGTTCTTGGGTTTACTATCCAAGAAGAAGGTGTAATTGTTGGAAATGATAATGGAGTAGCATCTATTAATTTTGTTGGTGCTTCGGTAACTGCTGTTGGAAGCGGAGCGGGAGTTACCGTATATATTGAAGGGACCGCAGGAACTGCCTTTACCGGTGCTGCAAGCACTATAACAACTACAAATATTTCAAACTGGAATACAGCATATGGTTGGGGAAATCATGCTACGCAAGGTTATTTAACAACATATAACGAAACGGATACTCTACAAGATGTTTTGGATAGGGGAAATACAGCCAGTTCTGATGTAATAATATCTGGAATAGTTACTGCTACTAAATTTATTGGTGATGGATCTGGATTAATTGGTGTTGTTGGATCCGGATCAGGTATTGTAATAAGAGATTCTGGTGTATTGGTTGGAACCGCTGGAACAATAGATTTTGGAAACAACATAACAGTATCTCCAATATCATTGGGAATAGTTACAGTTACTGCGTCTGGTAGTGGCGGAGATTCTTACTGGGCATCAACAGCAGCGGGAATTCATACACTCTCTAATGTTGGAATGGGAACCACAAATCCAACAAGTAAACTTACAGTTAAAGGTAATACTTCTCTTGAAACTTTAAATGTTTCTGGTGTTTCTACATTATCTGGTACAGTTACTTTTGGTGGCGCAACCGAGATTCTATCTTCCGGTGAGGTAAAACTAGATAATCTTAGCAGAATTATGCTTGGATATTCTGGTGGTACTCCAAATGGATTGGTCATCAGACAGAACAGTTCATCCGATGTTAGTGAAATAGTAAATGTTGGTGGAGATGATATTCAAATTCAAGCAGATAGTGGAAGAAGTGTTTTTATTGGAAATGATAATACTACCAACTCTTTGTCTATAACTGGAACTGGCGTAACAGTTTTATCAACTCTCAACGTAGGATCAAATACTACTGCAGTTACTCCATTCCAACTAGAAAACATTTATGGTGTAAAGACTGGTATTGGAACATTTATTTCTTCTGCCGGAATTGGACATACAATAGATTCTTTCACAATATCCACAAGTGATTTTAAAACAATAGAATATACAATTCATGTTGGATACGGAACTTACATTCAATCGCAAAAAATATTAGCGATGCAAAATGGTTCTTCTGCATATTCTCAAGAATATGCGATCATGTATGACCCATCTCTGATTGTTTCAGTAGGTTCTACTGTAACTGGTGGTCAATTTAGATTAATATTAACACCAGAAGTTGGTGTTTCTGGATTGACTACTTATAGATTTACAAGACAGACAATGCTCTAATATGACATTAAAAAACTACACGTTAAAAGTAAAATCACCAGAATATTGGGATGAGATACATAACACATTATGTGGTATTTCATCGTGTGAACATATTCCCAACAGAGAAATTATATGTGTAGATGATAAAAATCATAGTCCAACTAGAGGAACCTTTTCCTTACATAAGTATGAAGCTGATTCAATATCCAAGCACCCATATATAGATTGGATTGAACTATCTCCAACTGATCATAGAGATGCATATCCCGATCCACAACCAGCGACTCCTAGATTTAAAAAAGATACTAAAATCTATAGAGATTTAACCACTGGTGGTGTTGGATCTGGACAGACAGAACTTAATAGAACAAACTGGGCAATAAAGAGGATTGGATTGAAGGAAAATATAGAATTTTGGACTAGCGATGATATAACTGCAAAATATGGAGACGTTAATTATTCATTAACAGGCAAAAATGTTGATATTATTATCCATGATTCCGGAGTTCTTCAATATCACCCAGAATTTTTAGATTCAAATGGAAAGTCTAGAGTTAGAGATGTTGTTTTAGACGGTCCATATTATATTGATCCAGATTATTTTATTACCAATAATTTAACTTATATAAAATCAGATGGTAGAACTGGAATAACTACGGCATCTGCACTTAGTTGGTGGAGCACTTCTGGAAATAGATCTCCACAATTTTCATCATTAGGAACATTTTCTATTTCAGCATCATATACTGAAAATAGTTCCATGGGGACAGGTTTGAATGGTTCCAATAATTTAATCAGTGGACATGGAACTGCATGTGCTGCATTATCTGCTGGAAAAAATTTTGGGTTAGCATTTGAAGCAAATATTTGGAATATGCCTGCAATTTCCGATAACGTTGGTATGGGAATTGAGCAGAGTTATGATTTAATGAAGATCTTTCACACATATAAACCAATTAATCAAACTACTGGTATAAAAAATCCAACTGTTATAAATGGAAGTTGGGGTTATCAAGCTGCATTTTCTTCAGGTACATCAGTAACATTTAAATTTAGAAATACAACAGGAATTTTTACTGGAAATTCATCAACTGTTAATCAGGTCACTGCGATGAAAAATGGATTGAATAACCAAGTTAGTGGTGCATTTAAATCTTGGTCAACATCATCAAGATCAAATTCTACTGATGAGGCTGGTAATGAATTAATGCAATCCGGAGTAGTATACGTTGCAGCAGCTGGTAATAATAATCAAAGACTGGGTATGGGATCAGATGATCCAGATAGACTTAACTATATGAGAGATTCTTGGTTCGGTACTACTGACCCAAGAGCTGAATTTGCATCAAATACTGTTCCATGTAATCATAGGGATTGGATGAATCCCCAAGGAATAGGATTTAATTCTACAAATGATTATCATCCAGTAATTTGTGTCGGTGCAATGGATGATACTATAGTTAGTGGTATAGAATTAAAAGCAAGTTATTCTAATAACGGACCAGGAATTGATGTTTGGTCTCCAGCAGATGAAACTTTAACGGCAGGAACAAATGGTATATCTGGATATACTAATTATACTAGAGTAGATGATAATAGATTTTTTGATACAAATTTTAATGGTACTAGCGCAGCTGCCCCAGTAATTTCTGGTTTGGTAGCATTATACTTGCAAACAAAACCATCCGCATCTTCAATTGAAGTAAAGAATTGGTTAAAAAAATATGGATCAAAAGTAATTACTGCATATAGAGATGATTATTCTGATGATACCACAACAGAATATTGGACTGGTAGTTTTAATATGAGAGGTGCAGAAAAAAGAATATCTTATAATCCATATGATAATAATACATCACCATCCATCAGTGGAGTTTTTATGTCTGGTGTTGTTTTCACTCAATCATAAATAATTAAAAAACTAAAATGGCTGATAAGAAATTTGGAGTAAAACAAATTGACTTGATTGGTGCCTCTGGTACTCCAACTTTAGCAAGCCCAAATAATTTAAATATTGAAGCTATAGAAGTAAGTATAAATAACGATCTTAGCATATCTGGAATTGTAACAACTAACCAACTAGGTGTTTCTGGAATTTCTACTTTTAGTGCAGATGTGAAAGTTGGAATTAACACTTCCGTAGGACTTGTTTTAACATCACCAAACGGAACTCAATATCGTTTAATTGTAGATAATAGCGGAACTTTAAGTACTGTTACTGTTTAAATAAATAACTTATAACGGGATACTACCAAAATGTCTAGGAATAATAGAGAATTATCTCAATTTGCATCCTATCTGCATATCGATGACTTTGAACTGATCGATAATGGTGCGATTACTATTCCTACAGGTATTGATCCATACGATGGTGTTATATCAATAGGTGCTACTCTTTGGAACGATAACTTCCATTCTCCCAATATTGGAATAGGAACATCTTTACCAGGATCAAAGGTTCATGTTGCTGCTGGATTAACTGATGTAATAATATCCGGAAAAATTGTAGGTACGGAAGGGGGTGGTGTAGGTTTAGCAGGTGGTGGATTACTTTTAGATGGAAAAATATCAGCTAAAGCAGAAGCGTATATAGGCGGACCAGCAGAGTTTTATGATCGTGCATATGTTCATGGTACTACCAGACTAGGAAATTTTGTAATTTTACAACCAGACTCTGGAAATCCAGAGGAGGGATCATTATTTCTTCCAGGACAAATTACGATAGGTTCAACTTCACGTATCAGCGGAATAGCTGCTACAGTACGAGGAACAAATAGAGGATTTATAAATTTATCTGATAGCATTTTATATGGAAATAATACATTAACAGGTATTACTACTATTTCCAATAACTTAATAATAAATCCAACACATTCAGTATCTACTGCTTCTACAGATACTAGTACTGGTTTATTTGTTGTTAATGGAACTGTTGGTATATCTTCCTTAATGAATGTTCGTCAGGTAAGAACTCCTGAATTATTTGTTAGCAGTTTACTTAGATTACCTTCAACTTCAACATTAATAATAGCAACAGATGAAGCAACTTTTGAATCAGTAAACTTCAACAAAGGAATTAATGTAGCTGGAATATCAACCTTTCAAAATAGATTATTAGTAACTGGAGATGAAGACTCAAATAGTTTAACTGAAGGTTCTATTGTAACTGAGGGTGGTCTGTCGGTAACTAAAAAATTAAATGTTGGTGGAGCTTCGACTTTCTTTGGTACTGTAAATATCTTTGATAATGTTGGTATTAGTGCAGCGGAAATTGAGGTATATACAAATAGTATTGTTTTGGGATTGGATTCATCAAGTTTATTAAATGTCCAGGCTACTTTAGTTTCTGGATTGATCCCAAATGCATCTGATACATATGATTTGGGATCAGAATCTCTACGTTGGGAAAATGTTAGAGCAGCAAATGGAACATATGATACTTTATCTGTAGATGTTAATCTGACTGTTTTGGGTACTGTAGCAGTTGGAGGAACGGCACTATTTACTAATGGAATAGACGTAACCGGTGCTCAAGGAACATTTGAATTGGGTATCGCTGCTACTTCCAATTCAACTTTTTTCAACCAGTTAACCACAGGAGTAGCGGCATTTATAAATGATATACAAGGAACAGCAACAACCGCAATTAGAGCCACAGCAGTTGATGTATCAGTGGCTAACACGGAAACTAATTATTACTTAACATTCACAAACTCCTCAATTTCTCAACCAGAAAGAACTTTACATGTAGATAGTGGTTTATATTATTCCCCAATAGCGAATACTTTAGCTGTTGATGGTGATATATTGATGGATGGTTCTTCTTTAGGAGCTATAACAAATACTGAAGATTTGCAACTTTTTAACAATGATGTAACTTCAATCAGAGCTTTTGGTGATGCACTTTCAGTTTCAATGGGAAGCACTGTTGGTTATACAACAATAAGATCGACTCAAACTGAATTTAGTGGAAATATAAGACTTGTTGGAAATGGTACAACTGCAGCAATAAAAGGTGCTAATGGTTTAGAAAATATAACAATTACTGGAAATACATTAACAGAATTATCTGGAAATTTATCATTAAACGGTACAATCATTGATGTTAAAAACTCTGAGCTAAATTTAGCAAGAGAAAACGTAACTAATGTTTATGCTTTTGATCAAGCATTTGATATTGTTCTTGGTGGTCCCACAGGTGTAACATCTATTGCTAGTCCATTAACTTTATTTGGAGGAGATGTAAGAATATTAGGTGATGATATACAAGCAAGTGATGGTCAAGTAAACATTACTTTATTCAGTTCAAACAATACAAGATTCGCAGGAAATATCCAAGTTGATGGTCAAAATATTCTTGCTGGTGGCGGAACGACCAATATTACTATGCAAGGTGGTAATGAAACTATATTTGCGGGGGATATTAGAGTTAATGGTAATGATATAAAAGCATCTGATGGTAATGTTAACATTACCATGACTAGCAATACAAAAACTAGTATTACTGGACAATTAAGAATTGAAAGCAATCAAATATTAGATTCTGGCGATCAACTTAATATTACACTAGGATCAAATTATGTTCAATTTGAAGATGATATTAGAATAAATGGTGATAATATAAGAGCTTCCAATAATGCTATTAATATAACCCTTGAAGATGCTGTTAGAACTATTTTTGCCGGCAAAGTTAACATCCAAGGTAATGGAATAGAAGCTTCTGATAATGTTGAGGCAATAACTCTAACACCAGTTTCTGGATCTGTTGGTATTAGATCTGATTTAACAGTAAATAATGATTTAATAGTAAAAGGGTCCGATACGGTAATTAGATCTAATATTGTAAAAATACGTGATAACTTAGTTAATATTGGTTTAGCAATAGATCCGCTTAATGCAAATGATTTAATTGAACCAACAAGTGATAGTAATATTGATGTTGGTTTGTTAATGAATTATTATAATGGTTCTTCTAGAAAAGCAGCTATTTTCTGGGATGATTCTAGATCTAAAGTAGCAATTGCATCAACAGTAACTGAGTCATCTAATGTTCTCACAGTATCTCAGTATGCTTCTATTGATATTGGAAATATTACTGTAAATGATTGTGCTGGTTCATCCGAAATTCTTTCATGTACTGGATCTACTAGAAACTTGGTTAATCTTACTATAGATGGCGGAGAATATTAATTAGTTTTTTGATAAATATATAAAGCATCTTGATTTCTATCAAGATTTACGGTATATACCAAGAATGTAAGTAAATGTCTGATCCAATAATTAGGTTAAAAAGATCTTCAGTAGAAGGCAAAGTTCCAACAAATGCTCAACTTCTAATTGGTGAATTAGCTGTTAATGCATTTGATGGTCAAGTCTTCTTGAAGCAAGACACTGGTGGAGTTGGAATTGCTACCAGAGTTATTGCAGTTGGTGCTGGTGGATCATTAGGTAAAACAATATTTGTAACTAAAAATGGAAATGATGCTAATAGTGGTTTAAATGAACGAGATGCAAAAGCATCTATTAAAGCTGCTGCAGCAATAGCAAATTCATTTGATACTATTAAAGTTTATGCTGGACAATATATTGAAAATAACCCAATTCTTCTTAAAAAGAATGTATCGGTAGAGGGATTAGAATTAAGAAACTGTTTAGTAACACCACAAAATTCAAATAAAGATTTATTTCATGTAAATGATGGTGTTCACGTTACCGACTTAAGTTTTGTTGGACCTCCAGCTACAGAAGGTGCTGCTGTTATTGCTTTTAGACCTTTAGAAGGAGTATCTCCAGACAGATATTTTGATGCTGCTAGATTAATTAGATATAATTCAGATTTTATTGCTAGAGAAGCAGTTGGATTCTTAACAAGTGGATATAGCGGATATGCTGGAACTCACGTAGCACAAGATGCTGCTGTATTGTTAGAAGCAAACTTAGATTTTATTGCTGGTGAGGCTGTTGGATTCCTGACTAGTACTGATTATAAAAATCCCGTATTTGAAGTTCCAACAACAGACCAAGATTGTAGGGATGATATTAAAGATATTTTCAAATCCATTGCATATGATTTAAAAGCGACAGGTAACGAAAAGTCTGTTGGAGCAGCACTTTCATATTTTTCATCTGGTGGGGCTTTACTCCATATTACGGGAGTAGATATAAACGGATATGGAATTTCTACGGCGACAGTTGATACAATTAATTATGCCGTAGGTATTGCAACATACGTAATCAATAATAAGCCATATGGTAGTGTTGCATCTGGATCAACAACAAATATTACTGGATTTATCTATGATAATCTAACTGGATTATCAACAGTTACTGCAGTTGGACATGGAGTAACAACTGGTGATATCATCAAACTAAATGGAGTTAAGTTTACGTGTCCTGGTGGTTCTGGTATTACAACTAATACTTTCCCAGATGGTAAGTATGGATACTTCTTTAAAGTAGAAGAATATGTTGGCGTAAATACATTCAAAGTCTACGTTGGAATATCATCTATTCCGCACACATACAGTACTGGCGGAACTGTTGAGAAATATACAAATTATCAATCAACTTATACTCAAGCATTTGACCCGACTCGTATTCAAACAAGAGTTGAATATGATCAGTCTGGGAATAAGTTCGTTAGAGGAACTGGTTGGTGTGTAGGTGTTGCTAATAGTATTTCATATCTTGCTGGTATTGTTACAACAGCTGTAGGAACTGGATCTACTGCGGGAATAGTAACAGTTACTGGAATAAACTTAGATACATTTAAGTGCTCTAGGGATATTAGAAATATTTGGAAAGCAGTTTGTTATGATATTACTAGAGGTGGTAATTCTAAATGTGTTGCGGCTGGTAAAACATATTTTGATGAGAGTACTGGAGAATTTGCACTCAATACTCTAAAAAATCCACTGGAAAGAGAACAGACAATAAAAACACTGGATTATTCTTTCAATATTGCTAGAAACGTTATTAATAATTCTACATGGGGTGGAGTTTCCATTGGATTAACTATACCAGCAACAAACATAATATATGATCAAAAAACAGGATTATCTACAGTTACAGTCCCAAATCATGGTCTTCAAAAATATGATTCTGTAAAATTAGATGGATTTGCATTTACGTGTCCAGAAGGTTCCCCAGGAACACCAATAAATGTTATCAGCGCAACATATGATAATATAAGTGGTATTACCACTATAGAAACCTCAGCAAATAATAACTTTAAAGTCGGAAATAGAGTAAGACTTCAAAATCTAGTCTATGAATGCGATTCTGGTGGAGGTCCATCCACCGCATTATATCCAAGCGGTAATCTTGGATATGATTTTACCGTATCAGATGTTCTTTCTGGAACGAGTTTTAATGTTAATGTTGGACCATCAACTATTTCCCATAGTTATGTTGGAGGGGGAACGGTAACTAGATTATATACTCCAACGTTTGGAGTTTCTACTGCAACATACGACAGAATTACTGGTATATCAACAATTAGAGTTGTTGGTATTGCATCCACAACTGCTATAGGTTTTTATGCAGAGCCAGGCGAAAAAGTTAGACTAGAGAATTTAGTATTTGAATGCAATAGTGGAGGAGGTCCATCCACTGCATTATATCCAAGTGGTAATCTTGGATATGATTTTACAATACTTTCAACAGCAATTGATCACAGATACGCAGATGCTGCTAATTTAATATCTGGTAATAGGTTGGAAATTATTGATAAATCTTTAGCATCTATTGCGATTGCCCATTCTGATTTCTATTTTCCAGATGATAATCAGACAACACAATATTCAAGATATAAGGATGCTTATAGACTCATCCAACAAAATAAAGCAGAAATAGTAACTTCTGCTTGGGATACTATGATTGCTAATCCAGCAAACTCTGGTGTTATTTTAACTGAAACAAAATGCAAGAGAGATCTTGGATATTTTGTAGATGCTGTTTCTACAGATATATTCACTGGAGGGAATAGATATTCAATAGAATTTATTAAACAGTATTTTGATGGATCTGGTGCTCCAATATCAAATGGACTGGTTGGAGAGGAATCAGCTTCGATTGAAGCATTCCAAGCAGCAAGAGATTTGATGAAGTCTGCAATAACCAATCAACTTACAATAAAAGATACTGGAGTTTCCATCGGATCATCAGTATATGGTGATGGTAATATTTCCGTAGCAAATACAAGTTCAATTGCTTGTTCAGATGTTCAGTCAACTCTAGATACATTAACATCTATTATCACCGAACCAATTGGTTCTGGGAACTTACTAACCCTGAATGCTATTAAAATAAATTATGGTTTATTCTTAAGTGGTGAAAGTAAGTGCAGAAGGGATATTGCATATGTTGTCGATGCTCTTATAAAAGATCTTAGATTTGGAACCAACAAGTATATTAGAGAAGCGACAAGAGCGTATTTTGATGCTAATGGAGATCCATTAACAAATGGATTAATCGGAGAGGAAGCACCATCAGTTACTGCATTCAATTCTATTAGAGATTATTCAAAACTAGCAATTACAAATCAATTAAACTTTAAGGATCTAACAATTACAGCAGATCCACTAACTGGATTTAATACAAGTCCAAATTCTTGTGCTAATGTTAAATCCAACATTGATAATCTAATTTCAATATTAACAACTTCTGTTACTAACGGTAATCTAAATTCATATCCACAACTATTCACATCAGGAAGATTTACTGTAAATGTCGGTATATCAACATTAGATCACACTTATGTTGGTGGCGGTACAGTAAATTCTGGTATCACAACCACTATTTTCCCAGATAATACACATGGACAAATATTCCCAGTAGAAAGAATTGTTGGGGTTAATACCTTCGAAGTTACTCTCGGTGGAACTGAAATACAACACACATACTATGGTGGGGGATCAATCCTTAAGTTTAGACCATTCCAAACATTCAATACTCAAGTAAAAGATCTTGGTATTCAAATTGATCCACTAGTTGGAACTAACCAAAGTCCAGCTGGATGTTATAATGTAGTTTCTGCTATGAGGTCATGCATTGGAATTGTAACTACAATCGTTGGATCTGGTTTAACAGTCTTTAGATCCGCACAAAATCCAACTGGAATAAAAACAACTTATCCAGGAAATAACGGAGCTGGTAGTGAAATTGAGAACGATCCATCGTTCTCACCAGGAACTGGTCAAATTTTCAAAGGGCCATATATTAGAAACTGCACAAACTTTATTCCAGATAGTATTGGAATGAAAATTGATGGATTCCCAGCAGAACCAGGAGATGAAGATGATATTGGTGTACAGGGATCGATGAGTGTTGACTCATATACTCAATATAATCAAAATGGTATTGGAGTTTCTATTTCAAATGGAGCATATGCACAGTTAGTTTCTATCTTTACTATTTGCTGCAATGAAGCAATTGTAACTCAGTCTGGTGGACAATGCGACCTAACAAACTCTAATGCCTCTTTTGGAAATAAAGGTCTAGTATCTAGAGGTATTAGTGGAGTTGATTCTAAATCAATTTATAGAAAGAGTGCTAACGTTGCTATAGCTGGTTCTATTGGTGATATTGAATTGACTGTAAGTGGTGTTGGTACATACAGACCATATGATGGTGAGGTTTTCTATATTGGAAAACTATACTATTCACTAAATTCAATTACTGTAACCAATGGTGGTTCTGGATACCAAAACGCTAACGATGTCGATATAACTATTGATGCTCCAACCGGACCTAACGGAATTACTGCACAAGCAATTCCAACAGTTTTGGATGGAAGAATCACAGACATTACTTTAATTAACTCTGGAACTCAATATGAAACAGAACCTTCTATAACAGTTTCTGCCCCATTGTCTGGTGGTGGATCCGCAGGTTCTGCAGTTGTTAGTAAGATTGACCCACTATACTATAAGATTTCTGCTGCAACTTTCCCAAATGCGGGAATCACAACTATAACTTCAGTTCAAGGTTTAAATAATAATGTATCAATTGGAGATACAGTCTATTTGGCTCGCCAAAGTCTACAAATCGCAACCACAATCTCGTTTGAATACATTGGTGCTGGAACAAATATCTTTACAGCAAGACCTGCTGTTGGTGGAGTTCCTATACAAGAAAATGAGGTTGTTAAGGAAGATGGTGGAGAGGCTACATATACTAGCACTGATCAAGCAGGAAACTTCCGAATTGGTGATGGCGTTGTTATTAACCAAGCGAGTGGAACAGTTTCTGGTAGAGCATATCTGAAGAGTTTATTTAATAATGTAACCCCATTCATTCTAGCACTAGGAGATTAATTAAATGGCTGCACAAATTGCAATTAATAATTTTAGAACTGTAACACAAACAGTTCCAACATCTGAAACAGAACTATATACTGCACCAACAGGATATACTTCAGTATTCTTATTAGCTCAATGCGTAAATACTGGAGCAACAACGCATACGATTACTTTTTATTATAAAAGAGGCGCAACATCAACTCCTATCGTTACGGCATTTCCTGTTCCATCGGGAGATACAGTAAATCTTCTTCCAGGTAAATTGGTGTTAGAAACTGGGGATAAAATTTCAATATCTGGTAGCAATGGAACTGACTTGAAATTCTTAGTCAGTATTCTTGAAACATCCAACTTCTAATTTTAGTTTAAGGTAATAAGAAAATGAGTAACTACGGTAGATTTTTATCAGGAAAGCAGAGAGACCTAGGTATTGGTATAAGCAATTACAGTGAAGGTAAGACTGTACTAAATGTTATTGGTAATGTAGCCATTGGTGGAAGCATTGGAATTGGAACTACTAGTAGATTTGATTTGACCGCCGATGTTGATACTAGAACTATACGAATTAGGAGAGAACTTTATGACTCCCAAGGGAATTCTGGGGAGAATAACCAACTTTTAACTTCTGTTGGCGGATCTTCGGTTCAATGGACAACTCTTGAGGATATTTTATCTTTCCAAGGAATTACTGTTCAAGATGAGGGCACAATTGTAGGTGCTGCGGGAAGCATTAAGACAGTTAATTTTGTTGGTACTGGAGTAACTGCAGCTGCATCTGGAAATATTGCTACTATAACTGTTGACCAAGTAACTGCAGCAGGTTTTGATGGACAAATTCAATATAATGATAATGGAGACTTTGGTGGAGCTCAAACATTTTATTATAATGACTCTACACTGAGAGTTGGTATTGGAACATCATCAATGAATAGAACTCTCGATATCGTAGGAGATGTTGGGATATCTAGTTATCTTTATTCTCAAAGATCATATGTTAGTTTAGACACTATTATTCCCATTGCCCCAGAAGAACTAGCATCAAAATCATATGTAGATAATTTTACTGTTGCTGGTCTAACAGTTCAGAAAGCTGTATCTGCTGCATCAACAGTATCAATAAATGCGTACTATAATAACGTGTCAGCATCTCCAAGCGGTGTTGGAGCAAAGTTATGGGGTGTTAATGTTGGTATAACATCTATCGATACTTATTTCCCAATTCTTGGGGATCGTATTCTAATCAAAGATCAGGGTGGACCTCTTGGATTTGGAAATACCTTTGAAAATGGTTACTATACAGTAACTAGAGTTGGTACTGTAAGTACTTCGTTTGAATATACAAGAGCAGTTGACTTCGACGAACCTGAAGAAATTACTGCTGGTGCGTTCTCGTTCGTTATTGGCGGTGAAGTCAATGCTGGTGGTGGTTTCGTTCTTATCACAAAAGGAACTGTTTCTATCGGTGTATCTGCAATCGAATTCACACAATTCAGTAGTCCTGGAGAAATTATTGCAGGTGATGGTTTAGTAAAAACCGGAAACGTTATCGATGCAGTAACTGCTAGTTCTTCCAGAATCGTAATGAATCCTGATAGCATTGATTTAGCCACAGTAGCTACGTCAAGAAGCAATCTGACATCTGGTACAGGATCATTCATTAGTGGATTAAGCGTTGATGGATATGGACGAGTAAGTGGAGTTATAACAAGTAATACTCATACACTAGCAACATCTTCTGTAAAGGGAATTGCATCTTTTAATACTCCAGAATTTACTGTTGCATCAGGAGCAGTAGGTTTAGCAAGTACTTCTGCGGGTGGGGCAGCAGTTTTATTTGTTGACGGCACACCAAATCAAATTGATGTTACTAGAGATGGTGGTAGAGAAATTGTTGGTTTGACTAATAATGTCACAGTACAAGGTAACTTAACCGTCATTGGAACTATAAGTGGAAATGGTACTGGACTAACAGGATTGCAGGCAGGGGTTGGTGTTGCTACAGCAGGGGTCTATGTTGGATCTGGAGCAACTGTACTCAATTTTACAGGAGCTGGTGTAAGTAGTGTAACTTTAGTTGGTACAACTGCTACAATTAATATTCCTGGTGGTAGAGATATTGATACTATTGGTAACGCTAACCAAGTTCTTTATAAGAACAGTTTGAACAAAGCAGTTGGTTCAGCAAACCTAACTTTCAATGGAACTAACTTGGTTTGTGGAGGAACAGTTACTGCGAACTCAGATGAATCTCTAAAAGAAAATATTAAAACAATAGACGGTGCTTTAGAAAAAGTACAAAATCTTCGTGGAGTTGAATTTGATTATAGGAGTGATAAGACACATTCTATTGGATTAATCGCACAAGAGGTTGAAAAAGTTCTTCCAGATCTTGTCCACGAAAACGATGGAGTTAAGTCTGTAGCATATCAAAATATAGTTTCGGTATTAATCGAAGCTATTAAAGAACAGCAAGGTCAAATTGATGATTTAAAACTACAAATTAAATCAATAAGAGATTTAAATATTTGAATAAATACTTAAAATAGTAGAGATATGGATTATCAAAAATTCACTCATAAAACTCCACATTTAAAGGGAAAGAAACATCAATTAGATCCCAATTTGGATCTAAAGCAATTAGTTCATCACGCAACAGTTCAGTATGTTGATCGTGATGCTGATGGTGATGTTGATGTTTATGATAATCCAAAAAAGAAAGTTCCAGACGAATCTCCCGGTAAAGAACACATACAAAAATCGACCAATATTCTTATGAAAAAGGAGAAGGGTGAAATTAAACATAGCAAAAAAAGAATTGCATTTGAATCAACATCTAGTGGTGAAGATATTGACGAGGGATTAGTTGGAAAATTAATTGATAAGGTAAAGGGTCGTAAGGTAATTGGCAAAACTGGTAGTGGTGGAAACATTTACGTTTCCACTAGAAATAAATCATCTAAAGTAGCCTATAAGTCTTCAGCAAAACCAAAGCAACCAGAAAAGAAAACTTCAGAAATAGATCATGATGATCCATGGCTTAAGCACTCTTCTGGTGCCGAAAAGAAGGCGCATTATCGTCAACTTCGTGGGGAGTCAACTACGATTGAAGATTTAAATGGTAATTCTTTCGTTGAGGTAATTGATCTAATTAAGCCAAACAAGCTAAAAGTAGAATCAACTGAAGAGAAGAGATACTGCCCTCTATGTGATAAAAGAGAAGGTAGATCAGAATGTTCATATGGTGAAAAAGCATGGGATAAGGTATCGGTAAAGGATGAAGAGTATTCAATGGCTCGTTCAGAACTAAATACTATTCATAATGCACTAAAAAGACTTGAGCAAAAAGTAGGTAAAGGTGAAGGAAATCTAGAAGCCTGGGTACAATCAAAGATCACTAAAGCAGCAGACTACATTGATACTGCTGCCGATTATCTTTCTGGTGATGAATCTGGATTAGAAGAAGCGGTAAGAATACCAACAAAAAATGGCAATCTTTTAATGGTTGTTTTGACTTGGAAAGGATCTACTTATGCACTCAGAGTATTTTTCCCACAATCAAAAATACCAAATAGAAGAGAAGTTGAAGAGCAGATCCAAAAAGTATATCCAGGATCTAAAGTAACACACTTTAAGGTTATTGAAAGGCAACCGGGAGAACCATTTTTACAGATCGAAGACTGGCAATCTGTAAATCGTAATGATAAAACTGATGGTTTGAGCCAGAAGGCAGTTAATGCATATCGTAGGGAGAATCCAGGTTCAAAACTACAAACTGCAGTAACTGAAAAAAAGCCTACTGGCAAAAGGGCTGATCGTCGAAAATCCTTTTGCCGTAGAATGAAAGGTATGAAATCAAAATTGACCTCTGCGAAAACTTCAAGAGATCCAGATTCAAGAATCAACAAAGCCCTTCGTCGTTGGAACTGTAACTAAAATGAAAAGCTTCAATCAATTTTTATCTGAGTCTGTAAATATCTCCGGAGATTTCAACGGAAATCTTTATATAAATTCTCAACCAGATCAACCTCAACAGGTTGGAGAAAATTATGTTGCTGATATTGTATGGGAAGGAAATCTTTATAGATTAGAGTTGGTGACTAAATCTGGTTTACCATCTAAACAAGAACTCGGTGAGCAACTTCAGAGACAATATCCTGGATCAATTGTTCATCAAATTTATCCAGCAGAAGAAAAGAACTTTAACATTAAAAACGTACAAAGATATCACCCATCAAAATTAGAGTGGATTTAATTCATGGCTATTTGGAAAAAAACTACACAAGATTTTTTAGACCAAGAAAGAAGTCTTTTTGAAACTTTTAATATCGCAGATCACTGGGGAAACCAGACAGACTGGAGACCTCAGTTTTCCAATAACAACAGATTAAAAGTTGCTCCGTTCCAAACAGTTTTCTTTAATACCTTCCAGTATGGTAAAGAGACCGATGTTTGGGATGAGAGAATCGTTGGAGTTGGAACTGCAACTCATAATGTTTCTGCTAGTAATGTGATTATGGAAGTTGGTTCTACTGTTGGAAGTAAAATCATCAGACAGACCAAGAATGTAATGAGATACATTCCTGGAAGACCAGCAACACTTGCATTCGCAATTCGTTTAGAACAACCAAAGGTAGGTATTCGTAGAAGATTTGGATTGTTTGATGATTATAATGGTGCTTATTTTGAGGATGATGGGGGAACATATTCATATGTAATTCGCACATCTACAACTGGAATTACCACAGAAATAAGAGTTGGTAGAGATGATTGGAATGGTGAAAAGTTTGATGGTAATGGTTGGACTGGTGTAGTCGCAGACCCAACAAAACAACAGATGATTTCTATAAGTTATGAGTGGTATGGTGCTGGAACGGTAAATTTTGAATGGTTAATGAAAGGTGAAACCATTAAAAGTCATACTTTTGATAACTCAAACACTCAAGATAGAGTTTGGTGTTCTACTCCATTCCTTCCCATTCGTCTTGAGATAGAAAATGTAACTGGTGTTGCAGGAACTCATTATCTTTATCAAGGTTCCAATTCTCTTATTCAGGAAGGAGAACCAGAGAAACTTGGAACTCTTTTGAGTATATCAAATCCCATCACAGGGACAACGATGGCATCTGCAAATACATATTATCCAATTATAAGCATTCGTTTAAAATCTAATAATCTAACTGGTGTAATGCTTTTGAGATCATTACAGGCAGCAACTGATGATAATACGAATGTTTATTGGCAACTTCTACAAAATGCAACACTGACTGGAGGAACTTGGTTGGATCATCCCGATCCAAACTCCTTTATGCAGTATAATATCACTCAAACCGCAGTATCTGGTGGAAGTGATCTTTTGAGTGGTTTTGTAATTAATGGTAGTGGTGCGTTAGTTGATCTTGATATTAAAGCAGCACTTCAGTTAGGTAGAAGTGGTATTGGAACAATTAGTGATACTTATACACTTGTTTGTGCAAGTCCAAACACCAACAAAAAAGCACTTGCGGTATTGAACTGGATTGAACAAAGGTAATTTTTATGACTGATAGTGTATATCTTGGTAATCCAAATTTAAAGAAGGCAAATACTCAAATTGAATTTACTCAAGATCAAATTCTTGAGTTCGTAAAATGTCAGGAAGATCCGGTATATTTTGCTAAAAATTATGTAAAGATTGTAAGCCTTGATGAGGGGTTAACACAGTTTGAGCCATATCATTTCCAAGAAAAATTAATCAACAATTTCCACAAAAATAGATTTAACATCTGCAAAATGCCTAGGCAGACTGGTAAATCTACCACTGTTGTTTCGTATCTTTTACATTATCTTATTTTCAACGATAGTGTAAATATTGGTATTCTTGCTAACAAAGCGGCAACTGCTAGAGAATTGTTAAGTAGGTTAGCAACTGCCTACGAAAACTTACCAAAATGGATGCAACAGGGTATAATAGCATGGAATAAAGGAAACATTGAACTAGAAAATGGATCAAAGATTCTGGCTGCTTCTACGTCTGCAAGTGCTGTCCGAGGCATGTCGTTCAATATCCTCTTTCTCGATGAGTTCGCTTTCGTTCCAAACCATATCGCAGATTCCTTCTTTGCATCTGTTTATCCTACTATTACTTCCGGTAAAAACACGAAAGTAATTATCGTATCAACTCCACATGGTATGAATCATTTCTACCGAATGTGGCATGATGCAGAAAAAGGTAAAAATGAATATGTACCAACTGATGTTCATTGGTCGGAAGTTCCTGGAAGAGATGAGGAATGGAAAAAACAAACCATTGCAAACACATCCGATCAACAATTCAAAATCGAATTTGAGTGTGAATTTTTAGGATCCGTCGATACTCTTATTTCACCAAGTAAATTAAAAAGTTTTGTTTACGAAGATCCAATCAAAAAAAGTGCGGGATTGGATGTATACGAACCAGTAATAGAAAACCACGATTATATAATTACAGTGGATGTCGCTAGAGGAGTTAGTGAAGATTACTCCGCATTTGTAGTTGTAGATATAACACAATTTCCTCATAGAATTGTAGCAAAATACAGGAATAATGAAATTAAACCTATGTTATTCCCAAATATAATTTGGGAAGTTGCAAAGAATTATAATAGTGCGTATATTCTCTGTGAGGTCAATGATATAGGCGATCAGGTAGCGTCATTATTACATTACGATCTAGAGTATCAAAATGTACTAATGTGCTCTATGAGAGGGCGTGCTGGGCAGATTGTAGGACAAGGTTTCTCTGGGAAGAAGACTCAACTTGGAGTAAAGATGTCCAAAACTGTAAAAAAAGTCGGTGCTTTAAATCTTAAAGCAATGATTGAGAGTGATAAGTTACTCTTTAAAGATTATGAAATAATATCAGAACTTACGACTTTCATTTCAAAGCATAATTCATTTGAAGCAGAAGAGGGTTGTAATGATGACTTAGCGATGTGTCTAGTCATCTATGCTTGGTTAGTTGCACAAGAGTATTTTAAGGAACTTACAGATCAAGATATCAGAAAGCGTTTGTATGAAGAACAAAAAAATCAGATAGAGCAAGATATGTCTCCATTTGGTTTTATAGTTGATGGGTTAGATTCTGAGAGTTTTGTTGATTCTAGTGGAGATAGATGGTTTACGGATGAATATGGAGATATGTCTTATATGTGGGAGTACAAATAATGGACTTAGATAATCAGGTAAAGTTTGGACATCTTTTATTATACGATAGAGAATGCAGGGTATGTGGAGAAATAAAAAACCTTATAGACTGTTTCTATAGAACACGCAAAGATAGAGGAGCAGTTGCATCATCATTTTCCTACGAATGTAAAGATTGTACAATAAACAGAGTTTTGAGAAAAAGAAAGACATCTAATTTAGGATATATGTGGGAATATCCTGATTGGTAGTATGTTTACGCACATTTTCCCCCGCGTAAAGTGATTTTTTAATAAATATTTTTTAGATAATCTGAAACTATCAGGAGAAAAACATGGCGACTCCTCAATTATCTCCCGGTGTACTTACTAGGGAAGTTGATTTAACAGTTGGGAGAGCTGAAAATATTTTAGATAATATTGGTGCTATTGCAGGCCCCTTTCCCATCGGTCCAGTTGAAGTACCAATAGACATCAACACCGAACAAGAATTAATTAATATTTTTGGAAAACCAAAAAATGAAGATGGACAGTATGAGTATTGGCTCACAGCATCTTCATTCTTATCATACGGTGGTGTTCTTAAGGTTGTAAGATGTGCTGGTGATGAACTAAACAATGCTAACGCAGGATTTGATGTATCTGCCTCAAATGATCTAAAAATTTACAACTACGATGATTATGATGATAATCACTCCGATGATTCTGTAACTTTTGCCTATGCAGCAAAAAATCCAGGAGTCTGGGCAAATGGTCTAAAGGTTTGTTTAATTGATGATAAAGCAGATCAAATAATCGGAATTGCAACAACTAATCCATCTGCACTTGGAGCAGTAATTGGATATGGTGTTACAGTCGGTATAAACAGCGTTTCAGCTGGATCAGGAAGCACCTCAGTATTTAATGGTTACCTTAAAGGAATAATTACTGGTGTTACAACAGATGCTTCTACCGGAGCAAGTAAAGTTGACGTTAAGATCGTTTCCCTTGCTAGCACCACTGGGGTGGAAACACCAATAACATATTCTGAAAATGATAGACTATCTTCCATAGTTAGACTTGATACTTTAACATTCGTAAATAACTCTGGAACCAACGTAAACACATCGCAGGCAACATCGGTCGCTGATTGGTATGATTCGCAAACTCTTGGATTAGTTAATAGCACAATTTATTGGAAATCAATTGCACCAAAACCAATTTCTAATGGATATTCGTTAGATAGAAGTTCAAAAAATGACGCGCTACATATTGCGATTTTTGATGATGAAGGAAAGATCACAGGAATTCAAGGAAATCTTCTAGAAAAGCATGTAAATCTTTCGAAGGCAACTGATTCAATTTCCGCAATCAATTCTCCACAGAAGATCTGGTGGAAGAATTATCTAGCTAACTTCTCAGATTATATTTTTGCTGGCGCTAATCCTTCAGATGAATATGATTCTCAAAATGGTACTACACCTGTTGCTACTGGATTTACAACATATTCTGGTGTAAAATCAGAATCATTTAGTCCAATTTCAATTGCTGATGGCATTTGGAACCAAGAAACTCAGGGTGTTACATTCAGTGCTATTGGAAATGTTACATATACCCTAACAAATGGTAACAACTACAATTCTGCTAATAATGGTTATTCCGTTGAATTGGGTGATGTAATTTCAGCATATAGTCTCTTCTCAAACAAGGATGAAATCGAAGTTGACTTCATTCTAAATGGTCCTGGTTTTGGAACTTTAGAAGAATCACAAGCAAAAGCAAATTATGTGATGTCCATCGCAAATCAGAGAAAAGATTGCGTTGCTTGCATTTCTCCACACAGAGGAGCAGATGGAAAGGGTATTATTGGTATCACAAATTCCGATACTCAAACCGACAACTTAATTAGATTCTTTAGTCCACTTCCTTCTTCATCATACGCAGTATTTGATACTGGTTATAAGTACATGTATGATAGATTTAATAATCAATTCAGATATATCCCATGTAATGGTGATGTTGGCGGAATGATGGTTAGAACAAACTTAGTTGCATATCCATGGTTCTCACCTGCTGGTCAGCAAAGAGGAATTTTAAACAATGCAATTAAACTAGCATACAACCCAAATAAAGCACAAAGAGATCAACTCTATCCAAGAAGAATTAACGCAATTGTTAATCAACCAGGAATTGGAATTCTTCTCTTTGGTGATAAAACTGCTCTTGGATATTCTTCAGCATTCGACAGAATTAACGTTCGTCGTTTATTCCTGACGGTTGAGCAAGCATTACAAAAAGCAGCAGAAGCTCAGTTATTCGAACTTAATGATCAAATCACCAGAGCTAATTTCGTTAACATTGTAGAACCTTATCTTAGAGATATTCAAGCTAAGAGAGGAGTCTATGACTTCCTGGTTATTTGTGATGAAACCAATAACACTCCCGATGTTATTGATAACAATGAATTTAGAGCAGACATCTTCCTAAAACCAGCCAAGTCAATTAACTTCGTAACACTAACTTTCGTAGCAACCCGTACAGGTGTAAGCTTCGAAGAAGTGGCTGGAAGAGTTTGATTATTATTTTAACTTAAAAAGGGAGGACTACTAAAATGTCTACTTTAAGAACTATCACAGATTTCAAATCAAAATTAGCAGGTGGCGGCGCTAGACCCAATCTATTTGAAGTAAATATTCCTTCATTCCCAGCCGCTGCTACAAACTCTGGTGCAACTTGGGCAACTGGTGCTAATGGAGAAGCAGAAGCTTTCAATTTCTTATGCAAAGCAGCTGCTCTTCCAGCATCAAACATTGCTCCAATTGATGTTCCATTTAGAGGAAGAATCCTCAAGGTTGCTGGAGACAGAACCTTCGATACATGGACTGTTACCATTATCAATGACGAAGATTTCAAACTGAGATCTGCGTTCGAACTTTGGATGAATTCCATCAGCAAGTTAGATAATAACACTGGTGCAACAAATCCAACTTCATATATGACAAATGCTGTTGTTCATCAACTCGGTAGAGGTGCTAGCAACAGAATGGACAATTCAAACCAAAACTATGATTTAGTCGGTGGTTCTGGTATTACTCCACTGAGAACATATCTATTCTATGATGTATTCCCAACAAATGTATCTCAGATTGATCTATCATATGATTCATCCGATACCATCGAAGAATACACTGTAGAGTTCCAAGTTCAATACTGGACTGCTGGATCTCAGCAAACCAGTGGTGGTGCTACCGATCAAACTGGAGTTGCTATTGTTTAATAAATAGTATTAATCTAGTTTACACTTTAATAATGGCTAAATTATTTGGTTTTTCAATAGAAGATAATAACAAAAAATCACCATCTACAGTTTCCCCCGTTCCTCAAAATAATGAGGACGGGGTTGACCATTATTTAACCAGTGGATTTTTTGGTTCTTATGTAGATATTGAAGGTGTTTATAGAACAGAATTTGATCTAATTAAAAGATATAGGGAAATGGCACTTCACCCAGAGGTGGATAGTGCAATCGAAGATATTGTAAATGAAGCTATTGTTTCCGATACAAATGATGTTCCCGTTCAGATTGAATTATCAAATTTAAATGCTAGTGATGGTATAAAAAAGAAAATAAGAGAAGAATTTAAACACATATTAGACTTATTAGATTTTGATAAAAAATCACATGAGATCTATAGAAATTGGTATATTGATGGAAGACTTTATTATCATAAAGTAATAGATTTAAAAAATCCACAAGACGGAATTCAAGAACTTAGATATATTGACGCATTAAAAATGCGTTATGTTAGACAGCAAAGAAAAGATAAGAAAAATGATGGATTAGTTAGAAGAAATTCTGACGAAGAATCATTTACATTTCCAGAAATAGATGAATATTTTATATACAATTCAAAGGGAAGTAATAATGCAGGATCTCAATTAACAAGCAATACTTCATCATCAAGTGCCGGTGTAAAATTTTCTAGAGATTCAATTACCTACTGCACTTCTGGTCTAGTGGATAGAAATAAGGGGACAGTTCTCTCATATCTCCACAAAGCAATTAAGTCACTAAATCAACTTCGTATGATTGAAGACTCACTTGTTATCTATAGATTGTCTCGTGCTCCGGAACGTAGAATTTTCTATATCGACGTAGGCAATTTACCTAAGGTAAAAGCAGAACAATATCTTCGTGATGTTATGATGCGTTATCGCAATAAACTTGTATATGATGCATCAACTGGAGAAATTCGTGATGATAAGAAATATATGAGTATGCTTGAGGACTTCTGGCTTCCTCGCCGTGAAGGTGGTAGAGGAACTGAAATCACTACACTACCAGGCGGTCAAAATCTTGGAGAAATTACAGATATTGAGTATTTTAAAAAGAAATTATATCGCTCTCTCAATGTACCACCATCAAGAATGGACGGAGAAGGTGGATTTAATTTAGGTCGTTCTTCAGAAATTTTGAGAGATGAATTGAAGTTCACCAAGTTTGTTGGACGTTTGAGAAAGAGATTCTCAAATATGTTCAATGATATGCTCAAGACTCAACTTATTTTAAAAAACATTGTTACTCCAGAAGATTGGGAAACCATGGAGCAGCATATTCAGTATGATTTTCTATACGATAATCATTTCTCAGAACTAAAAGAAGCTGAGTTGATGACTGAACGATTGAATATGGTTGCTACTGCAGAACCATACATTGGTAAATATTATTCTCAAGATTACGTTCGTCGCAAAATTCTTCGCCAAACTGATGAAGAAATTATCGAACAGGATATTCTAATTCAACAAGAAATTGAAGCTGGAATTATTCCAGATCCAAATGCTCCTGTTGATCCCGAAACTGGACAACCAATTGGAGATTCTATCGATGGTGCATCTGGAGAAGTTCCCATTGAACCAGAAATAGATGCCTCAGATGTAGAAGCATCCGAGATATAAATAAGTAATTGAAATTGATTCAAAAATTTATGGAAGATCTAATAAACATGATTATGTCTGACGAAGCACCTTCAGAAATTAGTGATAAAATTAAAGATATTTTATATACAAAATCTTCAGAAAAAATTGATGATCTAAGACCTACAGTAGCATCTGTAGTTTTTGGGTTAGAAGATGAATCTGAAGAAGACGCGGAATAATAAATAACTATTATAGGACTTTATTATAACAATGCAAAGAACAAAAATAATTGCAACAGAAGTTGCAATGCCTACAACTGCAGGTGCCGCTTCTAGTATTAGTGAAGCAACCTGTGTAAGATTATATAATGGTTCAGGAGCAGCAGCTACGGTAAGCATCTCAACTGCTGTCGGTGCTGCAACTACCAATACATTTACATTGGCAACCGGGTCAGTTGAATTCCTTCAAAAGGCTTCAACTGATGTAATCTTTGCATCTGCTGGAACAGTATTAGCCGCTAAAGTAGGACTCACCAACTAAGAACCATGAAACTAATCAGAGAAGAAATAGAATCAGTAAATTTTATTACTGAAGAAAATAACGGAAAAAAATCATTGTACATAGAAGGGGTTTTCTTACAGGGAAATATAAAGAACCGAAATGGTCGCATGTATCCAATGGAAACTCTTAGACGTGAAGTTGGTAGATATAATGAAGCACATGTTCAAGCAGGAAGAGCTCTTGGTGAGTTGGGACACCCTGATGGTCCTACTGTTAATTTAGATAGAGTTTCTCATAAAATTGTTTCATTGAAAGAAAGTGGAAATAATTTTATTGGTAAAGCAAAGATTCTTTCAACCCCAATGGGTAAAATTGCAGAATCTCTTATTAGCGAAGGAGTAAAACTAGGCGTTTCTTCTCGTGGTATTGGGTCATTAAAACCAACAAGAGAAGGATTCAATGTTGTTGGTGATGACTTTATGCTTGCGACTGCTGCAGATATTGTAGCAGATCCTTCCGCTCCAGATGCTTTTGTTGAAGGAATTATGGAAGGAAAAGAATGGGTATGGGATGGTGGTATTCTTCGTGAAAAACTTGCAGAGCAAACTAAGCGTAGAATCAACACTTTAGTTGATCAAAAAAGACTAGAAGAACATAAGTTAGACTTATTCAATAATTTTCTAAATAGTCTTTAAAATTATATTTTAATAAATAAATATAGATTAAATTTCAAGGTTAATCGGAGAGTTCAAATGTCTCGTGGTAACAATTTACAAGAAATGGAAGCAGGCACTAAGCAATCCAGAACCGCTGTTAACAGTGGAGCTTCAGCTGCTGATCCAATGGGCAAACTAACAACAGGAATCCCTGATGGTCAAACTGGCGGTTGGGAAGATCTGGGTGGCCCAACACCAGAAAATTATAAGTCTGATGATGATTCATCAAAATTAAAAACTCCTGGTGCTACTCTTAAGCAAGTTAAGAATGTAGTAAACAAAGGAGCTGGTGCTGCTGATGGAATGAAGACCCTCAATAAGTCTTCTGCTGTGAAGGAAGAAGAGGAGCTTGATGACGAAGTTATTACTGAAGAAGATGATGAGGAAGTTACCGCAGAGGTAGAAGAAGCAGAAGCAGAAGAAGAGGAAGAAGTTGCTGCAGAGGAAGAAGTAGAAGAAACCATTGAGTATGAAATTGAAGAAGATCTCAATGCACTACTGAATATTGATACCGAAGTAGAACTTTCAGAAGAGTTCAAAGAAAAGGCAAAGACAATCTTTGAGTCAGCTATCAATTCTAAAGTTTCTGAAATCACCTCTTCATTGGAAGAGCAATATTCGATTGCTCTCCAAGAAGAAGTTGAAGAAATTAGATCAGCTCTTACTGAAAGAGTTGATTCTTATCTTGAATATGTTTCTGGCGAGTGGATCGATGAAAATAAACTCGCTGTTGAAAATGGTCTGAAGGAAGAGTTAACCGAATCCTTCATGACTGGTCTCAAGGACCTTTTTGAAGCACATTATGTATCAATCCCTGAAGATAAATATAATGTTCTAGAGAGCATGGTAGAAAAACTTGATGAAATGGAGACAAAACTCAACGAGCAAATTGAGAAAAACGTTTCCCTAAACAAGCGTCTCGCAGAGGCGGTTGCAGATGGAATCTTTGATCAGGTTTCCGAGGGTCTAGCAGACACTCAGAAAGAAAAGCTCGCTTCACTTGCCGAAAGTGTTGAGTTTGAAAGTGAGGAAGAATATCGTGAAAAACTGGAAACATTGAGAGAATCATATTTCTCATCAAGATCAGTTTCTCAAACAGCAAAATCTGAAACCCTATCTGAGGGTGTAGACAGAGCTCCTGAATCATATTCAGGTAACATGGCTGCTTACCTAAAGACACTTTCAGCATTTCGCCAAGGCTGAATTTAATATTAATCAAACGTAAACAAACACACTTTTTAAGAGGTAAACGCAAATGTTCAATAACGAGCATCTGCAGGAAAAGTGGGCACCTATCCTCAACTATGAGGGTCTTGATCAAATCAAGGATTCCCATCGTAGAGCGGTAACCGCAACCCTGCTAGAAAACCAAGAAAGATTTCTAAGAGAGCAGTCTGCATTCGAGCAGTCTGGTTCATTCCTTTCTGAAGCACCAACCAACGCTGTTGGTAATGGTGGTTACACTTCAGCTGGCGGTCAGACAGTTGCAGGTTTCGACCCTGTTCTGATCTCCCTAATTCGTCGTGCAATGCCTAACCTCGTTGCATACGATCTCGCAGGCGTTCAGCCAATGAGTGGTCCTACTGGACTCATCTTCGCAATGCGCTCCAAGTATGTTAACCAGAGTGGTACTGAAGCATTCTTCAATGAAGCAGATACTGCATTCTCTGGTCAAGATACAGGATACGACAACACCAATGGTTGGACCAATGGTGGTGTTGGTATGGGTACTACTGCTCAGGCAGGTTCAAACCCAGCTGTTCTAAACCCAACTTCAACAGCAACTCAAACCGACTACAATGTTGGTCAGGGTATGCGTACAGATTACGCTGAGAATCTTGGCGTATCTGATCAGTTCAACGAGATGGCATTCTCAATCGAGAAAGTCACCGTAACTGCTAAGTCCAGAGCACTCAAGGCTGAGTACTCACTAGAGCTAGCACAAGACCTCAAGGCAATCCATGGTCTGAATGCTGAAGCAGAACTCGCAAATATTCTCTCAACAGAGATTCTTGCTGAGATCAACCGCGAAGTTATCAGAACCATCTACAAGACTGCTGAGCAGGGTGCTACTCTAAACACAGCAACTCCAGGTGTATTTGACCTAGATATCGACTCCAACGGTCGTTGGTCAGTTGAGAAGTTCAAAGGTCTACTCTTCCAAATCGAGCGCGATGCTAACCAGATCGCACAAAGAACTCGTAGAGGAAAGGGCAACGTTATCATGTGTTCCGCAGACGTTGCTTCCGCACTAAGCATGGCTGGTGTACTTGATTACACCCCAGCTCTAAATGCAAACCTCAACGTTGACGACACTGGTAACACCTTCGCTGGTGTTCTAATGGGTAAGTGGAGAGTTTATATCGATCCATATGCTGCAAACAACGCTGCTAACCAGTACTACGTTGTAGGTTATAAGGGTTCTTCCCCTTATGATGCAGGTCTGTTCTATTGCCCTTACGTTCCTCTCCAGATGGTACGTGCAGTTGGCGAGAACACCTTCCAGCCTAAGATCGGCTTTAAGACTCGCTATGGTATCGTTGCTAACCCATTCGCACAGGGTACAGATGTTGGCGAAGGTGCTCTCACCACCAACAGCAACCGTTACTATAGAAGAGTTGCAGTTAAGAACCTCATGTGATCTAAGATCCATAAGGTCTGTTCAGAGGGTCTTCGGACCCTCTTTTTTATTGGGTTGACTAAACAAACATCTTATCTTATAATCTGATCATAGTCACAGTTTAAAAGTATGTCTTCTATAATTACTGGCGGTCCAGTACATAATTATAAATTCAAATCTCTTTCAAACAGAAAAGGTAAATCTGCAAACTATCCCTGGTATAGTACTCCAGTTGGTGGTTGGTTTTTTAAAGCAGTATCAAAAGAAGATCTTGATAATGATAAAGGTCGTCCAGGATTTCCAAAAGGTCTTTCTCAAAAAGGAATTAAGTGGAAATCTGAACGGGTATTTTGTGAAGAAACTAAACAGTATGGTTATTACTGTGAGCGAGTAAAATAAACAAGAGGGTCTTCGGGCCCTCTTTTTTTATCTAAATACTTAGAAAAGGAAAAAATGGCTGGTATATCTAAAGGATTTTTAGATTCTCAAATAAAAAATAGAAACTTTTTAGCTCCAACAGGATTTAAATTTACTCTGACTAGAGCACCAAAAGTTGCTTTTTTCAGTAACACATCAAATATTCCTGGAATTTCTTTAGGAGTTGCTAATCAACCATCATACTTAAAAGATATTGATATTCCTGGAGATAAGTTATCTTTTGATGATTTTTCTCTAAGATTTTTGGTAGATGAAAATCTAGAGAATTATATGGAAATACAAAATTGGATGCGTGGTTTGGGATTTCCAGAAAGTCTAAAAGAGATCAGAGATTTGCAAAGAGAATATAAGTATGTCGATACTAGAGATTCAAAATTAATGAATATATATTCGGATGGTACATTATTAGTATTCAATAGTTCATATAAAACTCAATTTAAAGTGCAGTTTAATGATTTATTCCCAGTAAATTTATCAGCACTAGAATTTGATGCAACAGACACTGGGGTAGAATACTTTACAGCGGAAGTAACATTCAAGTATACTTTATATAACCTATTTGATGCAAAAGATAAGAGACTATGACATTTGATCTTGAATCGATCCAAACCATGTGGGAAAGAGATTCCAAAATTGATCCAGATAATCTACATACAGAATCCTTAAATATTCCAATTTTACATGCAAAATATTTCGATCTTTATAATAATATTATTCTACTAAAAAAGAAGGCAGAACAGCAAAGAAGAAATATACGACACGAAAGGTATGAATATTACACAGGTAAAGCAGATCCAGACGTTTACCTAGAAAATCCATTCCCAAAGAAAATCAGAGATAAAGAAACACTACAAAAGTATCTGGATGCAGACAAATCACTTTCAAATATTTGTTTGAAAATAGACTACTATGAAACTATGCTAAATTATATTGAGAGTATTTTAAAAATGATACAAAACAGAACGTATCAAATTAAGAATGCAATCGAAGTAATTAAGTTTCAGGCTGGGTATGGTTGATAGTGCAAATCTGATTATAGAAAAGTCCAATGAGGTTTTCCTAAAAATTACAACTGAACCTCATATCGAATATGAACTAAGAGACTATTTTAAGTTTGAAGTACCCAATGCAAAATTCATGCCTCAATATAGAGGAAGAAATTGGAATGGAGAGATCCATTTATTCGATATGAGATCAAAACAAATTTACGTTGGTTTATTAGATAAAGTTATAAGTTTTTGTGATAATTACGGGTATAAGTATCAATTTAAAGATAATAAGTTCTATGGTCTTCCATATGAAGTAAATGAAACTATTTCATTTGAAGGAGTGAAGGACTATATGAATTCTATTTGTTCTCATTCCCCAAGACAGTATCAAATAGAGGGAGTATATGATGCTTTACGGCACAATCGAAAGTTATTGATAAGTCCAACTGCGTCAGGAAAAAGTCTGATGATCTACGCCCTCGTGCGGTATTATGTGGATAAAGGTCAAAAAATTCTTTTAGTTGTTCCAACGACATCTCTTGTATCTCAGATAGTCGGGGATTTTCGTGATTACGGGTGGGACGCAGATTCATATTGTCATCAAATATATTCGGGTAGAGAGAAGTATAGTGATCTTCCTGTTACAGTTTCTACTTGGCAATCTATCTACAAATTAGAAAGATCATTCTTCGAAAAATACAATGTAATTATAGGCGATGAAGCTCATTTGTTCAAGAGCAAATCTCTTATATCAATAATGAGCAAATCTCATCATGCAAAATATAGATTTGGATTTACTGGAACATTGGATGGAACACAAACTCATAAATGGGTTCTTGAGGGTTTATTTGGACCATCATATAAAGTAACTAGAACCGCAGAATTGATGGAGCAGGGACATCTATCTAAATTAGATATTCAATGTTTGGTTCTAAAGCATAATCCGCAAAAGTTTGAAACTTATGAAGATGAGATTCAATATTTAATCTCTCATGATAAAAGAAACAATTTTATTAAAAATTTAACTTTAGATTTAAAGGGAAATACATTAGTTTTGTATAGTAGAGTTTCTACTCATGGAGAACCATTATTTAATTTGATAAATAAGAATAAGAAAGATGACCGTAAGGTATTTTTTGTACATGGTGGAGTTGATGCTGAAGAGAGAGAATTGGTTAGAGAAATTACTGAAAGAGAGAATAACGCAATTATTGTTGCATCTTACGGAACGTTTTCTACCGGAATTAACATTCGAAATTTGCATAATGTTATCTTTGCTTCTCCCAGCAAATCCAGAATAAGAAATCTACAATCAATAGGAAGAGTCCTTAGAAAAGGAAAAAATAAAACAAAGGCAATGCTTTATGATATATCTGACGATTGCACAGTGAACTCTAGAAAAAATTATACGTTAAATCATCTAATAGAAAGAATTAAAATTTATAACGAAGAAAAATTTAATTATGAAATAATCACTTTAAATTTTAAAAACTAATGGAAGAAGATTTTTATGCTACTATTAAATTAAAAACCGGAGAAGAAATATTTGCAAAAGTTTCTGTTTCGGAAGAAAATCACGAAACGTTTCTTCTTATTACAAACCCAGTAGTATTATCTCCTATTGTAATAAGAAGCTCGTTATCTGGTTATAAAGTAGAACCGTGGCTAAAAACAGCATCCGATGATATGTTTATCATAAAAATGTCTGACGTTATTACAATCTCAGAATCATCAGACATTCAAATAATATCAATCTATCAGTCTTATGAAAGA